GTCGAATATTACAAGCCAGAAGGTGTTACGTACTACGACTACATCAATGGAACACTTCAACCAGATACGACTAAGCAATCTAAACCTTATATTCAAAGTAGTGGCCTTTCTTATAATTGGCAATCGGTTCCCTTAATCTGGTTCCGATCTAATTCAGAAGAAGTACCGTTACTCTCTAAGATAAAGCCTCTCCAAGATGCATTAAATCAGATGCTTTCTAATTTTGCTAACGTTATGTCTCAAGACGTTCATAATACGATCCTTGTTATTAAAGGATATGACGGTGAGAACTTAGCTAACTTCCGGGAACAATTAGCACGATATGGAGCGATTAAGATAACGTCTTCTCCGGAATTTGAATCTGGCGTCGAAACTCTCAATATCGAAGTTAACGCTTCTAACTACGAAACGATTATTAAGCTTCTAGAAAGAGCTATTATCACGAATGGTCGAGGCTTCGATGCAAAAGATGATCGTATGGCTAATAATCCTAACCAGATGAACATTAATTCAATGTATTCTGATATCGATCTCGATGCGAATGAAATGGAAACCGAATTCCAGGCATCACTCGAGCGCCTATTAACATTCATTAATGCATACCTTTCATTATCTAACAAACCTACATCTAACGATACAGTATTTATATTTAACCGAGATCTACCATTAAACCAATCTGAATTAATCGATGCATGTCGTAACTCTACCGGTATAATCTCCGAAGAAACAATAGTCGCTAACCATCCGTGGACTCTCGATACTAAAGAAGAATTGGAACGTATTAAGAAAGAGCGTAACGAGGTACTAAACAATGACGTACTGGGAACAACGCTTTCTTAATTTAAAAGAAGATGGCTTACACGTAGCACAGTCCTCTTACGAAGATCTAAGTTCGATCTATGCGTATTCCTTAAATAAGTACGAAAACCAGATAGCCGGCTTTATACAAAGATATGCTAATTCTAATAGTCTTTCACTTGCCGATGCTAAGAGACAGTTATCGGCACGAGAATTAAAAGACTTTAAGATAACGCTTAAACAATATATTAAGCTAGCACAACAAAAGAACCTATCCCCGAAACAAATTAAGCTTCTTGAAAACGCTTCCTTACGAGCACGTTTGTCTCGCCTAGAAGAATTATGGATTCATACCTCACAGTTTGTCGAAATCTTAGCACAAGAACAGCATACCAACATTAACGATGCACTAAATAAAGTTTATAACTCGACCTACTACGAAGCCGCATATCTTACACAATCACTACAAGGTAAATATCAAACATTCAGACAGATACCGAAGAAAGCCATTCAAGAAGCTATTAATACGCCGTGGACAGAACAAGACTTCTCACAACGGATCTGGGATCAACGAGATAAGCTAATCACGAAGCTACAACAAGAGATAACACGTTCCTTTATTGCTCAAGAACCGACAGAACGCATTACGGAACGTGTATCTCAAGCTTGTAACGTACAGATGTCGAATGCTCGACGCCTCGTCGAAACAGAAGTAGCTTACGTACAAGAATTAGCACTTAATAATACGTTTAAAGAATTAAACGTTAAACAATATCAGATATTAGCAACACTCGATAAGCATACATCGTCCGTATGTCGTCATTTAGATAAACATATTATCGATCGTACCGACTTTAAGCCTGGTATTACAGCTCCACCGTTCCATCCTTATTGTCGTTCTACGATGATACCGTATGTTCCACTACAATCACGGGCATCTAGACCAGATCAGAAGACGGAATTTGTACCCGATATATCTTACGAAGAGTGGAAAGCTACCTACCTAAAGTAGCGCCGCTAGACAACATTCATTCATTTATTTAACCCTTGCCTTTTTAAATAAGTTAAAGGCGATAAAGAATAACTTATTAAATCCTTTAAATAACTTGTGAGATGTTACTCACGAAAATAAAACGAATTCATTATAGGAGATTAACTAACAATGACAAAAGAAGAATTACTTGCACTCAATCTTACAGAAGAACAAGCTACAGCAATTATCGAGGATTATGGCAAAAACTATGTAACAAAGTCTCAATTTAACGAGAAAAACGAAAAATATAAGCAATTAAAATCCGAGATCGAAACCACAAGAAGCGAAATCAATAAACTAACCGAATCTGAAACAGCTAATGAAACACTTAAAGCACAGATTAAAGAATTACAAGATAAAGCCGCTGAACGTGATACTCAATATGCACAACAAATTAAAGATATGCAAGTCGATAACGGTATCAATACCGCAATTCTTCAATGCGGCGTTAAGAATCCGAAAATCTTAACATCCTTATTAAACAAACAAGCTATCGAATTAAAAGAAGACGGCACTATCACAGGCCTTACCGAACAAATCGAAGCTTTGAAACAATCGGATCCTTACTTATTCGCCGAATCTAAACCAGTCGGTGTCGTACCTGGTGAATCTAACGCTAATCCTAATCCTGGTATTACGAAGGAACAATTTAACAAAATGTCTTACAAGGATAGGGTAGCACTCCAAGAAAGTGACCCGGCTCTCTACACTGAATTATCTAACTAATTATTTAACACGGAGAACATTTAAACAATGGCTAACGAAACAAAACTCGCTAATATTATTAACCCACAAGTTATGCAAGATATGGTATCTGCTGGCTTGCCAAAAGCATTAAAATTCACACAATTCGCATCTGTTAACGAAGACCTTAAAGGTGTTCCTGGTGACACTATCACAATCCCGGTATGGGCTTATATCGGTGCAGCTGAAGACGTTGCAGAAGGCGCTGAAGTAACGACTACTACTATGACTGCTTCCACTAAAACTGTTCAAATTAAAACAGCTGGTAAAGCTATCACATTGACAGATAAAGCAGTTAACTCTGGTTTGGGTGACCCTGTCGGTCAAGCTACTCATCAATTATCTTTGTCTATCGCTGACAAAATGGATAACGACGTATTGGCAGCATTGGGTACTACTACTTTGGCAGCTACTTCCACTAAAGCTATCTCCTACGAAGGCGTTGTAGCAGCTGTCGATAAACTTAACGAAGAAGGTAATACTGAAAAAGTTCTTTTCGTAGCTCCTTCTCAAGTAACAACTCTACGTTTGGACCCTAACTTCATCGATCGCAATAAATATAATGCCGACGTTATGATTAACGGTGAAATCGGTATGATCGCTGGCTGTCGTGTCGTTGCTTCTCGTCGTATCGATGACTCTAAAGCGACTATCGATAACTTCATCGTATGCTTGACTCCAGAAGTAGAAGACGGTACTCCAGCTCTTCCAGCTGTTACTATTTATACTAAAGCTGAAGCTATGCTCGAAACTGAACGCCATGCTAAAGCTCTATCCACAGATGTAGTAGTATCTGCACACTATGCTGTAGGTTTAACAAACGAATCCAAAGTAGTTAAAGCAACTTTCAAAAAATAATTTAGGTTAAATAATCATGGATAACATAAAAGAACTCATTCGGTTCACGACTCATTTTAACGTGACACCCGAATACGACAACGTTCTTCAATACATCTATGATACGGAACGGCAATTCCTTCTCAATATCTTAAATCAAGAAGAGTTGCCGTCCGAACTCTCTGGCCTACTCGATAAAAGAGTAGCCGCAAGGTTTATCGATCATCATAAGGATATCATACTTAAAGAAGCCGACTTACAACCTATTAAACGGTTAAAAGAAGGCGACACTGAGATTGAATTCGACGGCGATAATACTTTACATTATTTAACTTCTCTCATTACTAAATGGACTTCCTTAGAAGGTACAGATATAACATGTTATCGAAAATTAAAATGGTAGCTCGTCAACATTTCGAGCGTTTATACCAAGATACATGTATTCTTACTGAACAAAGAAAGGCCATTCAAGATCCTCTCACGGGCATAATTAAAAACGGCGAACTCGAGGCAATCAGTTACCCTTGTCGAGTTTCATTTAAGACTCTTCAGACTAACGACATTATCAATAAGCTACCATCTTCTTCTCAGACCGTAGTTTTATTCATTTCGCCAGATCTCGAGATTAAGCCAGGTACCGATATCGAGGTTATCCGTAATAACCGACACTTTAACTACACAGCTTCCTCACAAGTAGCGTTATACGACACCCACCAGGAGATACAGTTAACGCTCAAGAGTAAACATAATGGCTAACGTAACAGTCGATCTTTCCGGTTTCGAAGAGTTATTAAGGAAGACACAAGAGCTTCAAAATAACGTATCTTCATTAAACGAAAAGATCACCGATAACTTAGCACAACATTATTTGGCCGAAGCTATAGCGAATACTCCAGTCGGCCAGCTACAAATATCTCCAGACGGCAAATATCGCTCCGTATCGGAACACATGAGACGATCGTGGGAAGCAGAACGTATTAACGATACGACCGTTAAAGTACAGAATTCAGCTTCCTATGCATCGTACGTTAACGACGGCCATAGACAACGACCAGGACGCTTTATACCCGTACTCGGTAAACGTCTTACTAAGTCGTTTGTTAAGGGCTTACATATGCAAGAGAAGGCAGAAGCGGCTACGAGAAGAGCTTCAGATAAGATTATGAAGAACGCGCTCGACGACTACTTATCAACGTGGAGCAAATAATGAACTACATTAACGAAATCATCGACGGCATAGCTAAATCATTATTTAACTCTTTTAAATATCCTATATACATCGACGAGATTAAATCAGATGCACAATTCCCGTGTTTCGTAATAGAGACACTTAATACTGAACAGAAGCATTTACTAGACATTCGTTATGAACGCAGAAATGACTTCGATATTATGTTCTTTATTTCAGACGACGACTATATCGAAGAGCAAAAGGTACAGATTAATCCGATTACGGAAAGCTTATATTTCGACCTAGAATACATAACACTCTCTGACGGATCACTCCTCAACGGTATCGATATGAGTCACCGTATAACGGACGGCATCTTACATTTTAAAGTCTCTTATGAATATCACATCTTAAAAGAGTTAAATAAAGATCCTATGCTTAATTTAAATCAAAATCAAGAGGTAACAGATAATGCCAAGAACAAAGAAAACTGACGAAGTAGTAGATACGAACGTAACGAACGAAGTGAGTGAAACAGCTCCAGTACCTACATTCTCTCCAGAAGTAATTATTTCTTCTGACAGATTTAAACAACACGCTGACTTAATTGCCGCTGTAATCGAAGATCGTGAGTACAGCATCGAGGAAGTTGAAGCACTATTACAAGATACATTAAATAAACCCGTCATTGAAGTTTTCAATGACTAATTTTTTGAATAAAGGAGAACTACCCTATGGCATTAGGTGGCGGTTACTGGCTATTCCAAAATAAAACATTGCCAGGCGCATACATTAACTTCGTTTCCAAGAATAAAGCATTTGCCGAAATCGTAGATCGTGGTTACGCGACTATGGCACTTTCTTTAGATTGGGGCGAAACAGGCAAAATCGTGCGTGTCGAACAAGAAGAATTCCAAAAGGATTCCTTGAAAATCTTCGGTTACGATTACGCTCATGAAAAAATGAAAGGTCTTCGTGACTTATTCATTAATACTAAAACTCTATACTTATATCGCTTAAATTCCGATGCAGTTAAAGCACAATCTACTATCGCTACAGCTACTTGTGGTGGTGTACGTGGTAACGATATCGCTGTCGCTATTTCTGCCGACATTAACGATGCATCTAAATTCGTCGTAACGACTTACCTTAAAACAGACGACGTCGTTAAGAAAGTCGACGAACAAACTGGTCTTTCTACACCGAAAGAACTCGTTAATAATGCATATGTAACATTTAATGAAATGTCCGCATTCACAGCTCAAGCAGCTACTTACCTTACTGGTGGTACTAACGGTACAGCTGTACAAGCTTCCGACTATCAGAAGTATATTGAATTGATCGAACCATTCTATTTCAATGTATTAGGTTATACTGGCTCCGATCAAACAATTCAAAACTTGTTTATCGCATTTGCTAAACGTACTCGTGAAACGACTGGTCAAAAATTCCAAGTAGCACTTTATAATAACACTCGTGCTAATTATGAAGGCGTTATTTCTTTAGCTAACAAAGTAACAGATAGTGGTGCTGAACCTGGTGCTGGTGTTTACTGGTTAACTGGTGCAGAAGCATCTTGCCCTATTAATAAGTCTTTAACTAATAAGATTTATGACGGCGAATACAATTTCAACGTTCAATATAAACAATACGAATTAGAACAATTCATTAAAGGTGGCCAAATCGTATTTCATAACGTAGCAGATTCCGCATCTGGCAACGTTAAAGGCAACACTCGTTTGTTATCCGATGTGAATACTTTTACTGAATTCTCTAAGGAGCGCACTAAAGACTTCGCATTAAACCAAGTTATTCGCGTTTTGGATAACTCCGCATACGATGTAGCTCGATTATTTAACAATTATTATCTAGGTAAGACTCCTAACGATAAAGATGGTCGTATTGCTCTCTGGAACGATATCGTTAAATTATTCGAAGATTATGCTAAAGTACGTGCAATTAAAGAATTCGAATCTAAAGATGTTCAAATTCCGACAGAGGGCGACGAAAAAGGTTCTGTAGTCGTTAATTACGAAATCAACCCTACAGTCGCTATGGATAAATTGTACGCTACTTGCTACGTTAAATAAAGGAGTTAAATAATGGCAGATAAAGCTCAAACTATGTTAGCAAAAGACGTTATTCGTGCAGTCGAAGCCCGTGCTTACATGACTATCAACGGTAAACGTCGTTTGTTACTTAACGCTAAAAAAGTCACTATTAAAGTCGATAAAACTAAAGAAGAAGTGGCTATTTTAGGTCGTATTAATAAAGGCAATAAATCTACTGGTGCTAAAGGTACTGGTAGCATGACAGTATACGATAATACACCAATCTTTACTGAATTAATGCTCGATTTCATGAACCACGGTAAAGACGTATACTTCGATCTTCAAGTGACTAACGAAGATTCCGATTCCGCAGCTGGTTCTCGTACAGTCGTTATCAAAGGTGTTAATATCGATAACTTCGACCTTACATTATGCGATGCTGACGGTAAATATTTGGAACAAGACGTAGACTTCACATTCGAAGGTCTCGAAATTCCAGAAAATTTCAAAGAATTAGACGGTATGCAAGCCTAATTCCGCGTAAATCTTAGATAAGGGGCCTTATGGCTCCTTATTATTCTATATAAGGAGATTAACCCTCTATGGCAGATATCAAAAATATGTCCTTAAACGGATTCTTTAAATCTAACGCTAAATCTTTACCCGACGTAAAGGTAGTCGTATCTGAACGTTTTACCGATCAAGACGGTAACCCGATCGAATGGGTACTACATCCTATTAGCACCCGAAGGGTGGAAGAAATTACGAAACGCAATACTAAAACTACTATTAAAAACGGCAAGAAAGAGTCTACCGTTAACGAAGAAAATCTTAATGCAGAACTTCTCGAAGCTGTCGTACTATATCCATCTTTGAATGATGCTGAATTGCAAGACTCTTATGGTGTATCCTCCGCTAATGAATTGTTAGGTGCTATGTTGTACCCTGGCGAAACACAAGTATTAACAGCTGCACTACAAGAAGTAATGGCTGGTAGTAAAGCTAACGATATCGACGAACTAAAAAACTAATAGAGGAGAATCCCGAGGCATATCTCTACCATAGGGCTCTCCAAGATTTACATATCCGTCCGCTCGAATTAAACTCTATGGACGAACAGGAACGAAACTTTATATTCGCTTCCCTTGCCATGAGAGAGAAAGAGCGGGCCCACATTTCTAAAGAATTAAAACGAAATAAATCAGGAGTAGAATATGTCTACACTATCTAACACGATAAAGTTAAATAACGGTGTTTCTCCTGTCTTAAAAGATATAACTCAATCGGCTGGTTCTGCTTCGTCTAGTATGTCGAATTTTGCTCAACAAGTAACACATACTGGTAATGCTGCCAATAATGCACATGGCTCTTTATCTAACCTTAAAGCTATTTTCTTAGGTTCTCTCGGTGCTAATATAGCAGCTGCCGCTATTCAAAAAGTCGGTGATGCTATCGGTCATGTATTCGACATGGCACAAGAATTTTCATCGATACAAGCCAGACTCGGTTTAATAGTCGGTGAACAAGGGAATGTAGCGGCGTTAAATAAAGAGATTTATGAATCTGCAAGACGTTCTCGTACTGAATATGCTTCTATGGCTGAAACAGTAGCTACATTATCACAATCGGCTCACGATGCTTTCCCCGATCCTAAAGAAGCCGTCGATTTTGCTGAAAAAATTAATAAAGTAATGGCTATCGGTGGTACGACCGGCGAAAACAAAAAGAATGCTATGATCCAGTTGACACAAGGTCTAGCTTCTGGTCAGCTACAAGGCGATGAATTCCGTTCTATTGCCGAAAATGCTCCGATGATCGAAAACATCATAGCTAAAACTATGGGTGTTTCTCGTGGTGAGTTAAAGAAACTAGCGTCCGAAGGCAAAGTTACAGCTGAAGTTATTAAGAAGGCTATGACAGATAATGCCGACGAAATTGAAGCAGCGTATCGTAAATTGCCACATACATTCGCTGACTGGGCTACCGATATTAAGTCGGTCGCAGAATATGCATTTGCTCCATTATTCGATGCTGTTAATGACTTAGCTAATTCACCAGAATTCAGACAATTTGTCGATAGCATAGAAAATAATATTCAGTATATAGCGCCTATTATTAAAAATGTATTCAATGAAATATCGTATGCATTTAAGCAAGTATTAACGGCAGGTCAACAAGTATTTGGCTGGTTACAAGAAAATGCATGGTTCGTACACGGTGCTTTATTTGCATTAGCTACCGTAGCTCTTGTATATGCTGCTAACTGGTTAGTGGCTACAGCTTCGACCGTAGCTGCTACTGTTGCTCAATGGAGTTTAAATGCTGCTATGTTAGCTTGTCCGGCGACCTGGGTAGCATTAGCTATTATGGGTATTATCGGTGCTTTATATCTCGTTATCGATATGTATAACGAATGGGCTGGTACTACGTATACAGTAGTCGGTGTAATTGCCGGTGTATTCGGTGCGTTATGGGCTATTATTTATAACCAAATTGCTTATATCTGGAATGTCTTTATTATCTTCGCTAACTTTATATCCGATGTGTTTAATAATCCGGCTAAGGCTATACAAAATTTATTTAAACGCTTATGGAATAACTTAGTCGAATTTGCTGTACAGGGTATTAATGCGATGCTCGGCGTTATGAAACAAGTACCGTTCCTTAAAAATTTATTAGACGGTGTCGGTAATGTCGTAGCCTCCAGATTCCAAGTACAAGTCGATGCTGGCGCATTCGACGATTATAAATTAGATTCTAAAAATATTTTAGGTACAGCTAGCGACTGGCAAAATGCTGGCGATAGTCTAGTAGGTAGGGTTAGTAATATCTTTAATCCTAGCCAACCGAACATCGATACTGATGCACAAGAGTCTAATAGCGATAAACGTAGTGCGGTAGCCGATGCTGCTAAAGATACAGCTAAGAATACGAAAAAAACTGCCAAGAATACAGCAAAAACTGCTAAAGCATTACAGTTAACAGCCGACGAAATTAATACGTTAAATAAAGGCATTATGAACGATGCTATTAAGTCCTGGTCTCAACGTACTATCCACTTAAACGTAACGAATAATAATAACATCGATTCTAGCGTCGACTATAAAGACTTTAGCACTAACTTCGCTAACGGCTTAGTCGATGCATTCCAACGTAACACTGGGGAGGCTTTAACATAATGTATTATTTTTACTTAGACAACCTCCAAATACCGATCCCGCCTAAATCACTCGATATTTCTTATAGCAATAAGAACGAAACAGTCGACTTATTACAGACCGGTGAAGTAACGATACCGAAGCCTATGGGTTTGACTGAATATTCATTCGAGATCCTGTTACCGAATAGCAAATATCCGTTTAATCAATCTATTCTCGAGAAGAGTAAAAAAGCTGAATACTACGCTAATAAAATACACGGTATGAAATTAGCCGGTAATCCGGTTAAATTTACCGTAGTCCGTATGAAACCGACAGGCGAAATGCTGAGTATGATCACGGAACGAGTTACGATCGAGGACCTCGAAACTAAAGAAGACCACGATTACGGCTTCGATATGTATATAAGTATCAAACTCCGTCAATGGAGAGACTACGGTACTAAAAAGCTCGTGATCGAAGAAAATAAAGACGGCACTGCTAATGCTTCCGTTAAGACAGAACGTCCGACCGATAAAGTACCGGCTAAAGAAGTTAAATCTCCTAACGGTTTTAATAAAGCGACATTACAGCGTGTCGTTAAACAACAATTCGGCAACACTAATAATTTATTTAAAATTGCCGCGTTAAATAAAATTGGAGTACCTTGTTATTTAGGTGCGACACAAGCTCTTAGTATGTATAACGAAGGGAAGGGGACTGACGCATGGACGAATTTAATTCTCAAAAAATAACGCATGCTCCTCTTCGTGTTAACTACGAGTTACTCGTTATGCACGACCGAAAGGATATGTACATACTAGATCCGCAAGACGGGGTTACGCTAGATCGTAGCCCTGACCTTGCTCCGGCTAAATTATCCTTTAAAGTATTTAAAGATAAAGTGCTGAATATCGAAGAAGGCGACCTTATTAACCTTAAAGTGAATGGCGAATTAGTATTCGTCGGTTACATCTTCGAGAAGAAACGCTCTAAAGATAACTTCATCGAAGTAACGGCATACGATCAATGTCGTTATTTAAAATCGGAAGGTTATTACGTATTTAAGGGCGAGAAAACGGCTTCTGAATTAATTAAAGCCTTAGCCGAAGACTTAGCTATTAAGGTTGGCGATATTAGTCCGACCGTATATAAGATTAAATACATCTACGACGGCAAAACGTATCAAGATATCATTTTGGATATGTTAAAACAGACTAATATTTACTCGCCTAAGATACCGGTTATGAAGCCTTTAAAGAAATCGACCGATAGTAATTTTACGGCTCCGAACGGTACTTATTACGAGCAGAACGATATTAAGTATTTAACCGATCATGGCTATAAGCAAGAAGATGCGTTAGCCGAACTTGCTAAATCGCCTAAATATAAAGTTAAGACATGGGATGCGACTCAAAATGCTAAAATGGCTCCTCCTAAACGAGATTCAGATTCTGATAAGCTGGCTCCTAACGGTACGTATTATGAGAAAAACGATATTAAATATCTTACCGATCATGGGTATACCGAAGAGGCGGCCATAGCTGAATTATCTAAATCCGATAAGTATAAGGCTAAAGAATCCGAAATGAAGGAACGTAAGCCTGTGTACTTAGCTTATGACGATAAAGGCCTTTTGGTCGTTAAAGAACTTAACGATATGGTAACTGATATCTTAATCGATGCTACTCAAGTCGGCGATTATGAATATACTTCATCTATAGAGAATACCTTTACACAAGTCTTAGTAGTCCGTGAAGCTAAAGCTACCGAAAACGGTGAAGAAACTAAGAAATTCTGGCGCACTGGGGCAGCTTATGCGAAGAACGAAACTCAGAAATGGGGCGTTCTTCAGAAGGTGTTTAAGCCCGACGATAAGAAGACTAACGCTATCGAATATGCTAAGAACTTACTCGATACGTTAGCACGAAAAACTCATACACTACGCTTAAAAGACTGTTTAGGTCATACCGAAATACGACCTGGTTCCGGTATCTGGTTAAACTTTAATATCGGTGATCAGATCATTAATGAATTAGTATACGTACAAGCCGTTACTCATAAATTTAATAATAATAAACATTTAATGGATATGGATATTATTTACTTCGATAAACAACAACCCGAGATTACGGTCGAAGATAGAGGCGACGAAGAAATTCGTAAACGTATCCAAGCCATGAATAAGAAATCTGGCGGTACTTCTAAAGGTACGGGTAAAGCTGGTAATGCTACGAATGCTGGTGTACAAGCTGGCTTCGATTCTATCACTGGTACTACTTCTGCTTATGGCGATGTAGGCTGTGTCGACCGAGCAACAGCTGGTGGTTCTTACTATAATAGCGATTTAGCCGATGCTTATAATGCCGGTATTAAAGACGTACCTGGATTAAAGACATTTATGAATGGTCGTGGTTATGCGATCGAATCGTATACTGGTGCTGCTAACCCTGGCGATATCCTTATCTATGATGGCGATGAACATGTCGTTATAGCCGATGGTGCTGGTGGCTGTGTCGGTAACAGTACTAAAGCTGGTTCAGTTATTCATTACTCCGATGTTAACTATGCTTACCATAATGGTGTAGCTCCGACTCATATTATTAGAACAGGTGTTAAATAATGGATAATGATTTTAATAAGATATTAAGCGTCATTAAGTCGGCGGCCGTTACGGCTGTCGAGAATACGAAACCGGCTACGATGTTAATCGGTGTAGTTGTTTCAGAAGCTCCACTCGAAATAGCACTCGATTCTACCTTAATTATTCCGGAAGACCATATCATGCTAACTAAAAATACGTGTGAATGGACGATGGAAATGAGTGTCGATCATATCACCGAGAACCGAAGTGGTGGCGGTGGTTATGCAGAATTTGCTAGCCATAACCATGAATATAAGGGCCGGAAGAAGTATCTAGTACATAACGGTCTTAAGGTCGGCGATAAGGTATGGTTATTTCAAGAAACTGGTGGTCAGCGCTATATAGCGATTGATCGTGTATATAATCCGAATACGGGGTGTACGACTAAATAATGGCACTAACTCCTATGTCTAGCTATAACCAACTTGATAGCAGTTTGGTTACGAAAAAACAGACTTCTAATACCTTCAGAGTCAGATACGAAGACGATTATAAAATCATCGGTATGTGTGACGACTATGAAGCAATGAAACAAGCTATCTTTAAAATAATCAATACAGAACGCTACAAATATTTAATATACGACTGGGATTATGGCATCGAATTAAACGATTTAATTGGTGAAGCTATCCCTTATGTATATGCCGAAATTCAACGACGTATCACCGAAGCATTATTAGCCGATGATCGCATCGAAAAGGTATACGACTTTAATTTCTCGAATAATGGTGGCGACGTATTATGTGTATTCTCGTGCGACACTATTTATGGCACGATTAATGATATATATAAAGAGGTAACAGACTATGTACGAAAATAAAACTTATGAAAATATATTAGCTGATGCCTTATTCAGAACCGATACTAAATACGATAAACGACAAGGTTCCATGATATATGACTCATTGGCTCCTTTTTCTTTTGAATTAGCCGAAGCCTATATTATGGCGCAAGTGATTTTAAGACAGACGTATGCTAAAACAGCTGACCGAGCTTTTTTAGAGTTAAGAGCACTCGAGTTTAATATTATCCCTCGTAAAGCTACAGCGGCCGAAGTAAAAGGTGTATTCGATCGAGCAGTCGATATCGGTACTCGGTTTAACTTCGAAGATCTTAACTTCCGGGTAACCGACGTAATCGATTTATCTAAAAACGAATTTAAATTAATATGCGAAACTCCTGGTGCTAAAGGTAACTACTGTATAGGACGTATCACTCCGATTAATACGATCCCGGGTTTGCAAAATGCCGAAATTAAAGAAGTGTTAGTACCGGGCCAAGATGAAGAAGATACGGAAGCCTTCCGGGAACGCTATATTCGTGCTTTAAAATCTAAAGCTTATGGTGGTAATGGAGCCGACTATAAAGAGAAAGTACTTAGCGTTAACGGTACTGGTGGTTCTAAGATATACCGATGCTGGAATGGTGGCGGCACTGTTAAGGTCGTTATTATTAATAACGAATTCAATAAGCCGTCAGCAGAGCTCGTTAAAGAAGTACAGAATGTCTTCGATCCGACTCCTAATCAAGGTAAAGGCTACGGTTTAGCTCCGATCGGTCATACGGTAACAGTCGAAGCAGCCGAAGAAGTCGTTATTAACTACGAGATTCCGGTCGTTATGGCAGCCGGTCATGAACCTAACGAAATTAAAGAAGAGCTTACTAAGAAAATCGAAGAACGTTTGAAAGTCCGTCGTAAAGAATGGACGACCCAAGACGAGACTCAATTCTTAACTGTTAGAACTTCTATCGTTACTTCTTTGGCAGTCGATTTAGATAAAGTAATCGATGTCGGCGATATTAAAATTAACGGTCAGAAGGTTAAGCGCCTCGATTTACGTCCTAATCAAATCCCGAAATTGGGTACTGTTACATTAGTTAAAGGTTAATCATTATGGCAATATTTGATAACTATAAACGTATCATCGATTTATCCGAATTTGCTGTACCGGTATCTGGTAGCGTTAGCGAAATGCAAGAAATATATCGTGTCGAAAGCATCGAAATGCAAGCCTTATGGAATACGATGGTCGAGATCTTCAGAGAACAGTTTATTATGACGGCAGAATCTCATGGCTTAACGCAATGGGAAACCATATTAGATATTATACCCGAGGTGGACGATACAATCGACGACCGACGCTTTAATATCTTATTAGCATTAGCCGGTCAACGTCCTTATACCGAGATTAAGCTACGAGAACTTCTCGACGGTATCTGTGGTGAAGGCAACTATCGTATTGTCGAGGATTATAAGAACTATAATGTTCACTTTAAAGTGTCGTTGGGTGTTAAAAAACAACGTGATGCCGTATCTAAGCTATTACGAGATTTAATCCCGATGAATCTTATCTACGATGTCGACTTATTATATAACCGTCACATCGACTTAGCTCGGTATACACATAAAGAACTTGCTCAATTTACTCATTTTGTACTTAACCAGGAGGTCTTACCTAAATAATGGCTACTTATACAAAAAATATAAATTTACTTAAACCAGCCGAACAAGAAAAGTACGATGTAAACCTCAGAAATAACAACTGGGATAAGATCGATAAAGCTATCGGCGATACTAGCGATGCTATTAAAGCACATAAAGAAGCTAACCCTATCGATCATCCAGATGGTAGTGTAACGACTCCTAAACTACGTGATCAAAGTGTTACGACTCCGAAATTAGCCGATAAATCTGTTACGGCTGCTAAATTAGCCGATGATATTAATATGAAGTTAGATAATAGCTACATTAAAAAATCTGGCGATAAAATGACAGGTCCTTTAGAGATAGATAAAAATACCTATATCCGAATTAATAGAAAAAATGGAGCAGGATACCATACTATTTCTGACGGCGGAATGGATAGTGACGGTGGTGGAACTAACTTAGACTTAGGTAGTTACACTGCTACTAGAGAAAGTAACTTATGCTGTAGAAATAGACCTGGCTGGTATGGAAAAGACGGGCAACCAGTATTTAAACCGTTCTTAACAATCCCCGATATTAGTGTTACTTACGGCAATATTAGACATGGTGGTACTCTTCCAATTCCAGATGGCTTTAGAGAAGATGAATGTACATGGCTATTATCCGTAGACCAATCAAACGTTGATAATATTTTCTATGACGTAAATGAGTCGGGTCCTTCTAACATGGTAAATATTCAATGTTGGAGAGAAGGAAGAAAGGTTCATGTAGGAACCCTATATAAGGGCTTTGACGGTTTTGCAAGAACATTTGGCGGTTCCAATATACTGTATAACAAAGGTGGTAATAACACTTACTTTATGGAAGGTACTGCTAACTATATCTGTATTGCTGTTAAAAAAGCATAAGGAGCTATTAATGGAACAAGTTAAACGTAAAGATGAAACATTATATGTTGGCTCCGACTGGTCTCGAGTATACGAAATTAAAGGCATGGATCTTAAAGATGCATCTGCTATATGTAAATTTCGTGATACTAACGATACCTTATTAATCGAAGCCGAATGCACTATACAAGATAATCGCATTTATCTAAACGTTAAATCTGCCCTTAGTCTTAAGATCCCGAGAGGAGTAAAGCAAGGTCGTTACGATATCTTCCTTATTGGTAAGACTTACACCTATAAGATCATGATGGGCTCAATTACATTCGTTCCCGACGTTAGTATGCACTAGGAGATTCATATGGATAATAAATTAGAAGTTATTACGATCGAACCTAGCACGCCTAAAGTAGTCGATGTTACAATTCCGTCCTCTAACGTTATCGGTACGGGATATATAGCGGGGCCTCCTGGTAAAGACGGTCCTCAAGGACCGGCTGGCCCTAAAGGTGAAGATGGTAAGCCGGGTCCTCAAGGTCCACAAGGTTTACAGGGGCCTCAAGGTGAACCTGGTCCAAAAGGTGATAAAGGCGATCCTTTTACATTTAACGACTTTACTAAAGAACAGCTCGAATCTCTTAAAGTAACGACTGCTGGTACATCTGTACCGGGACCGAAAGGAGATCCTGGTCCTATGGGTCCACAAGGTATACAAGGACCTCCTGGACCTAAAGGCGATACTGGTTTAACTGGCCCTAAAGGTAATGATGGGCAACCTGGTCCTGCTGGTCCAAAGGGAGATAAAGGCGATCCATTTAAATTCAGTGATTTTACTCCTCAACAATTAGCTCAACTTAAGGGCCCTAAAGGAGATCCCGGTCCGGCTGGTCCTCCTGGTATACAAGGACCTCCAGGGCCAGCTGGTTCTGGTGGTGGAGCTGGTGGTAGCGTAGATTTATCGGATTATACGACTAAAAAAGATGCCGATAATCTTTATCTAAAAAAGGTCGATTTAAGAAATTACCTTACTATGATCGGTGATCCTAAGTATGCACTTAAAACAGAGTTAAATAATTATTTGTCTAGAACAGACGCTAATAATCACTATGCTCAAAAAGGCTGGTCTGCTCAAACCTTCGCTTATAAGGGTGATTTAGGTAGCTTTATTAGGAAGTCCGAAATAGCTCAATATGCGTTAACACCTGGCGATGCTCATAATAAATTCGTTAACAAAATCGAAGGCAATAGTTTTGCTAAGAATGCAGATTTAGCTAACTATGTTTCTAAAGCCCAGTACGATAAAGATATGGAAGCTCTTAAGAAACGTATAGCTGATTTAGAACACTTATAGGAGTTAAATAATGAATAATATTAGATTCGGCGGCATCCCTTATCTACATCTCGATGTGTATCAAGGGCACGATCATGTCTTTAATATCCAAGTCGAAGATGACAGCACTAAGGAGATTATACGCTATCAAGAAGGAACGTTGACTTGTAAGGTACGTCGTAATAATCCTCAAGGCGGCGTAGTCCTTACCTTAACTCCAGTATTTAATACCGATACTAACTGTGTCGACTTATTATTTAACAGTGAAGATACCACGACTATCGTCTTCTCCTACGATAATATCATGGAAGAAACATTCTATTACGATATTCGTCTCGATCATAACGAGAAGGATGAAGTCGTTTGTTATGGTGATCTCACTATGAAAGCTGGGTGCAGTCAATGATTAAATTAAATCGTGGACACGATAAGAATATCGTATTATCTAAAGAAGCCCTTAAGGAAATCCGAGGCTTATCGGCATACGAAATAGCTAAACAAGAGGGTTTCACTGGTACCGTCGATGAATGGTTAGCATCGTTAAAAGGTGCTAAAGGCGACAAAGGTGATACTTTTAAACTATCTGACTTAAGCCCAGAAGAACTAGCTACGATTAAAGGTCCTCGTGGTGAGACTGGTTATACTGGTCCTCAAGGCTTAACGGGTCCTCGTGGTGAACAAGGTCCGAAAGGTAACGATGGACCGCAAGGTCCAGCGGGTCCTCAAGGTCCTAAAGGCGAACAAGGTGTACAGGGTACACAAGGTATTCAAGGTCCTCAAGGTCCACGTGGTATCCAAGGTAAAGACGGTAAATCTTTTACGTTAAGTCATACATACTCTACGATCGATAAAATGAATGCCGATGCCGACAACATCCTCGAAGATGAATTTGTCGCTATTACCGATGGTCATATCTTTATTAAGGATAACGGTGTATTAGTCGAAGTATTAAATATCCGTGGTCCTCAAGGTATTCAAGGTGAACAAGGTATTCGTGGTGAAACGGGTCCGAAAGGTGAAGTCGGTCCGCAAGGACAGACCGGCCCTAAAGGCGATCCTCTTAAATTTACCGATCTCACGGAAGAACAGATTAATGCTTTGAAAGGTCCTAAAGGCGATATCGGCCCAGAAGGTCCACAAGGTCCTCGAGGTTTACAAGGCCCAGAAGGTCCTCGTGGTATACAAGGTGAACGTGGTCCAGCCGGTCCTCAAGGTATCCCGGGTTTAACTGGTCCAGAAGGCCAAAAGGGCGATAAGGGTGAAACCGGTCCTATCGGTAGGGCTTTTACATATGCCGACTTTACTCCAGAACAGCTTAAGGCTTTAACCGGCCCTAAAGGTGATCGCGGTGAAAAAGGTGACCGTGGCGAAGGTTTCGATATCTATAAAACGTATCCTTCTTTAACTGCTATGAATAACGACGTCGATAATATTCCGTTAAATAAATTTGTTATGATTAGTAGCGCTGTTAACGACGAAGATAACGCTAAAGTGTATTTAAAAGAAGCGTCCGGCCTCAAATTCTTTATCGATCTAAGTGGTGCTCAAGGTATTCAAGGTCCTGTCGGCCCTAAAGGTGACAAAGGTGATCCTTTCAAATATACCGATTTTACGGCAGCTCAGCTACAAGGTCTTAAAGGTCCAAAAGGTGATACTGGCTTACGTGGCCCACAGGGCCCACAGGGTGAACAAGGCTTAACTGGCCCGACTGGTCCGCAAGGCCCGAAGGGAAACGCTTTTACTTATAGCGATTTTACGCAAGAACAGCTTAGCGCCTTACGTGGTCCACAAGGTATTCAAGGTGCTCAAGGTATCCAAGGTCAGAAGGGCGAGAAGGGTGAACGTGGCGATCAAGGTCTATCTCCTAATTTTGCTTTCACGCTCGAAGATAATGGCGATTTATTTGTCGACATTAACTACGGAGCTTCTCCAGCTACTCCGAACACTACATCTGCTGCTACTAAGACATACGATGTCGTATGGGGAATAGCTCAAGCCGGTGCTCCTGGTCCTATTCGTGGTTATCTCGAATATAGTGCATTAAGTGGCTTCGGTAAGCTTCACCTCGATATGAAGGTAACCGGAAATGGATCGGGCAACGGTGGCGTGTTATGTACGCTTCCTAACGATGCTCCTGTACCTACACGTTTATTAGAAACTTCTATCGATGCTAGTAACAATAGTGTTTATATTGACCCTAATAGTCATGAAGTTAAAGGCTGGGGTGTTGCCGGTAACAATAAACGTTACATTTTGGATATCGTAGGCTTTTGGAAGGAGATTTAAATAAATGGCAAGAATTAGATTAGGCAATTTAAAAGGTCCTAAAGGCGACAAAGGCGATCCTGGTCCTCGTGGTCCTCAAGGTATTCAAGGCCCTCCTGGTACCGCTGAGAATATCGATTTAACTCCATTCGTTAAGAAAACAGAAGGTGCTACATTAACTGGTCAGTATACATTCACGAATAATACACCTATTAAATTAAATGGCTATAATATCGTATCTGAAAATAATCGTATTTTATTTAAAAATGCAGATAATAATAATGTATTCGCTTTCGATGCTAGTACCATCACACATAACGATAAGTCTTTATTGACACAAGATAAAGCTAATACATTATATGCTCCTATCGGTGATTATGCTACTCGTACTGCATTGAATGGTTATGCTACGACTACTAGCTTAAATAACTATGTAACGACTGCTAATGCATCTACTACTTATTTAAATAAAACAGATGCGGCTAGTACGTATGCTAAAAAGACTGATTTAAATGGTTACGCGGCAAACTCTTCTTTATCTAACTATATAACGACAGCTAACGCTAATAGTACTTACTTATCTAAATCAGATGCCGAAAGTACTTACGCCAAGAAAACCGACGTCGGTAACGGTTTAACTCTTGCTCAAGCTAACGATACTTATGTATCTAAGGCTGGCGATAATAACGTAACCGGTACGATTAATATTAGTAAGGCTGCCGGGCTTACCTTAGCTAACCATATCTTAGAGTCTAACCCGACCAACCTCGTTATTAAGAACAAGGCTAACCAACCTATTCTTACAGTATATCCTTCCGTAGCCTATCTTAACGGTCGTGAAGTCCTTAACCAATTTAAGGCCGATCAGTTGTACGCTCCTAAAACAGCATTAAACGATTATGTAACGACAACTAATGCTAACAGCACTTATTTAAGCAAAACCGATGCATCTAATACATATGCTACTAAAACCAACCTTAATAGCTATGTAACGACTACTCAATATAACAACGATATGAATTCACTCTTAACAGCATTAAGAAACGTTAATAATTAAGGAGAATACTATATGGCAATACAAGATTTAATCAACGAAGTAAATAGTATTCAAACTAAAAAACAAGCTATTAAAGAAGCTATTACAGCTAAAGGTGTAACCTCCGAAGGTAAATTAAGCAAATTTGCCGACGAAATTAAACAAATTACGACTAAGGAACCCGACTGGTATATCGTTAATAAATTCCGATACGATAATGGCAACGAAGCCTTGCTTGTCAGAACTAGCGATAAAAATGCCATTAATGCTGACAAATATCAGATGGTCGAAATCGGTGGCGGTGTTACCAGAGATATTAGTATCCGTTTTAATAGCAACTATGATGGCGGCTTTAGCATCATTAACGGAACTTACTTTCCTCGAGAAACGGCTTATCGTAGTTTTTCAACATTTAAAACCCGTAGTGTCGTGTTCGACGGCCATAACGATAATCTTAAGTTACGGTTTCGAGACGGCAAAGAAATAGTTTTTAACGACGTTAATACTTATAACTGGTTAAAGGGCTACAGAAATCAACCTCTAGCCGACTTTAACACTCTTTATCTAAAATCCGACGGCATTTCTGGTAAAGCAGCTAAGACTTTAAAAGACTTTTTAGCTTCTTCTAACGAAACAAGAATGTCGACACTAGGAGAATATGGACAAAATCCGTTGTTATTAATAGATTCATCTATTATGATTCAGGCGATGAACCTTAAAGAAATGTCTAAAACAGGCTTTATTTATTATTCTGACAAGACAGTCGATCCTATTTTCTTACGTCCAGTACTTTATTATGACCACTATGATAAAATGGATATTCCATTTTATGAAAATAAAGAAAAATATTATGGCAACTTGTCTCCAGGTAACTATGTTCATTTATTTAGCGGTAATGATTTCTTAATCGTATTCGTTAGTATAAACTTTGTCGTCGATAGTAATGGTCAAAAGCATAAAAACATCGAAGTATATATATATTCAATTGTTGCATTAAGCGGAACAAAAATTTCTAGAATCACAGATAAGCCATTCGAACTATATTTAACCTTTTCTAAGCAAGCACAACAACAGTTACAACAAGCTTCTAGTATTAAAATCTTTAGAAAACAAGTATTAGCAGCTAACGGTACTCCAGAACCTGAACCGCCTAAACCTATGTATTTAAATGGTTTAGATATGTTAGGCCGTTTCATTGGCATTCGTGGAACATTTGCTAATAATAAATACATAAATAATCTATTCTCCACAAAAAATGGCAGTAACGAAGTAGGTTATGTAGGTGGTGATTATAGATATATCCCATGGGGAAGTATATATTTAGCTAAGCAGTTAGGTGATGCTATTAAAGCTAATTCACCTATTAAGGCCTTCATTAGATTAAATGATAATACTAATAATATGACATTTGTCGAACTTGAAGAGATGCCAAATGATGGCAATTTTACTTTTAGTATTGGACGTGATGGCTATTATGGTTTAAGTATTTTCCAAAAAGGCGTTAATAACGACAATCGTGTTATCGCAGTATTTACTGATGAATCTGATAAAAACAAATGCAAGATTTATCGACTTAAAAAAGCTGGTACAAGTCAGTACATCACAAATGACATGTTTAGCACTACCGAAACAGATAACCAACTCTTTATAACAGCTAATCAACCTACGATTGAACATATCAGTAAAACACCACTGGCAACAGTATGGACAGAAATTCAAGATGTATTAGCTCATAAAAACGATTTTGAAGCCTATAGTGAAGAATAAGGAGACTTTATGACAAACGCAGAAATTATAACGGCTATAATTAGTGCGATCGGTTTAATATTCGTACTTCTTAAAGGTCTCCATGAACTTGAAGAAGATCGTGCTGAGCGTAAGGCTTTCGAGAAAAAAGCGACCGCAATTCTCGATAATATCGATGCACAATACCAAGAAATCCAAAAACAGATCGAGGCTTCGAGAGAAGATCGTCGAGCACTCGATCGTCGTATCTCGATCGTAGAGGAATCTGCTAAATTGAGTCATACACGTATCGATAGTTTATCCGACAAACTCGAAGCCCTTCGAGACAGAATTAAATAGTTTAAATAAAGGAGCTCTTAATGGGGCTCCTTTTATAATACGAGGTTTACATGATTAATAACGATAAACTTCAAGCTATCGTCCAAATTCTGGCTGTCGGCGGTCTCGTTATTGCATTAATTATGTCGATACTATACGACCGAACAGAGTTATCGACGAATATAGCTTCCGGTCTAGTCGGCTTCATAGGTGGAGCCGCTGTTATACGTAAAGGAGAAGACAAATGGCATTAGGCGATTTAAGTGCATCTTACGAATCTAACGGTAACCCTGGATGTGTATCCTCTGGGGCTGGTGATTTAGGCGGCATTAGTTACGGTGCGTATCAGTTGGCAAGCGCAGCCGGTAGTGTCGATGCTTTCATTGAATGGGGCATTAATTATGGCGGCTTTTATGCTGATTATGCGAATAGTTTAAATCAGTACGACGTGAATAGTGATGCTTTCATCGATCAGTGGAAGTATTTAGCGTCAGCTGATCCTCAAGGTTTCTTGAAGATGCAACACGATTACATTAAATCCGAATACTACGATAAAGCATGTCGATATTTAGCTAACGAAGGTTTCCATGCCGATAATCATTCTAACGCTTTAAAAGACGTAATCTGGTCTAGAGCCGTACAATATGGCCCGGGCAATGTAGTCGATTTATTTAACGAGGGGTTAGCTTACGTACCTGGTTATACTTCTGAATGGAACTTATCCTGGGTAGATGCTTTACGTTTCGATTATGACTTAATCGTCGGTATCTACGAGTCTAATAAAAGTGACGAATGGATTAGTCCACGATTAAGTTACGATGTAAGACAAGGTGTTTACGATCGTATGGGTGCTGAAAAACAAGAAGCATTAGCTATGTTTATGAAGGAGATTTAAATAATGAATGATTTAAGTAAAAAGATTGTTAACGACGCGGTCGAATTAGCGAAAGTAAATGCTCTTAACGTATTAAAAGGTCTTAAATTCGACGATATTCAGTCTCTAGTCGAAGCAGAAATGGTTAGTATTATTAAGCCTTTGGAAGACGAAATCAAAACGACTTCTTCTTACTGGGTTAAGATCCGTAACCGTATCTATATCACAGTATTAAATAATAGTATTAATAGTATCGTTAATAGTATTCAAAAGAAAATTAGAGAACTATAATTATAGGCCCTGGCTCAATAGCCGGGGCTTTTCTTTTTGTCTTCATTATGCTATCATGAAGTTAATATGAAATTGTGTTGTAGTTTATAGGGAGTAAGAAAATGTATATTCCAGTGCAATCTATTGTACTTACTGTAATAATCATTCTTTTGACATGGGCGATATGGAAGTCTTATAAGCGTGATATGGAACATAATAAATCTAAGTTGGAACCACCAAGTGAAAATAAAGAGCCAGAGCCAAAATGCGAAAATACAACTTATACATTCTTTAAAGAGGAAGCATATAAAGCTTTTGAAGCTTATAAGGCTGCTGGTGAAAAAGTATCATGGGAACCAGAAAACGATGGATTTTCACTTAAAATAGAGTCACCAGACATTATGGAAGATGAAATGTTTAGTGTTTCTGTAGAGTGTGACAATAACAATCGATTAAACTTAACAGCTCCATATTATTTATGTATAACATATAGTTTTTCTATTAGAAAAGATAGGTCTGGTTATTGTCATAATCTAGCCAATTTTTTAAATAATTATTATAGGACTCACAACATGTTAAGTAAAGAGTTGTTTTATGTTCATGGTGTATTTACTGTTGAATACTCTAATATAGGAAGATACACTTCCTGTATATTTTTGACAGATATCTTTTATTTATGGCGCCAAACGAAAGCGTTCGGTGAAAAAGGTGCGTTTGATAGGTTCTTTATAATGGCAAAAGAAAAATACACTGAAGGGAGAAAACTTCATAAAGATAGTATCGAGCAGGCTCTAACTTAGTTTCACCACGCGTTTCACCATGAGTAGTACAGATCCTATTAATATAGATAAATACTATATTTATAAGGCACAGTACCCTCATCTCCACCACTATTACGAATAAAGCTAGAAGATACGTATTTACTGTAGAAATGCAGTAGGTACCTAATCTCCTAGCTTTTTTTATTGTTCGTAAATGTTCGCTAAAATACGTATTTGTTCGCTTGAAGTTTCACCATGATTTCACCACCGTTTCACCACGAGACACTTTTTTAAAAACACCGGAAAAAGTACTTAAATACGGTGCTTTACAATAAAAAAGACCGGCAATAATGCCGGCCTAATTATGCCATAATATCGATCGAGTCGAGTATCTGTTTTTCTTGCTCTTTCATAGCATCCGTAACATGAGTATAGATGGATAGGGTAGTCTTAGGTTCGTTATGACCGACACGAGCCATAATCGTCTTTAACGGTGTTTGCTTTTCAGCTAATAACGATATATGAGTATGACGGAAGGTATGAGTCGTTACTACTTTATTAAATGGTACTGATTTAAGCAATTTATTTAAATAATGGGAATCATAAGGTACGCCGCCATCCGTAACGAAGATATACTTCTCTGGATTCATGTAATTCTGCATTATTTGCTTACGGCTATGATTTAACTGTATGAACGTCGATAAGATATGCCGCGCACGTTTGTTTAATTGAACTCTACGTGCCGAGTACTCGTTCTTAGGGGGTAAACGTAGGCCCTTATCACTTAACGTCGCGTTGACGTCAATATACTCGTTTTTAGAGTTATAATCTTTTACACGTAATGCTCTCAATTCACCGATCCGCAATCCGGTTAACGCCTGGAATTCGAATAGGAGGGCGACACGTTGGTTCTTCTTAGCAAGAGCCGTAAGGAAAGTCTTTAATTCGTCCTTAGTAAGGAACTTCTCACGAGCTTTAGTCATTTCTTCGGTAGTACGAGGAGGGCGCTTTAATATAACGTCTTCTAAGTAAGAGATATCGTTAATGTAGCCCATACGCTTACCGTATCTTAAGGCTTGTTTTAATACAGAATAAACACGCTTAACATAGTTATAGCTCTTCTTTAAAAGGCATTTATTTAACATTCTTTGGATGTAGATAGCTTTTAAATTAACGACTAAGATATCGCCTTCAATCCATCTTAAAAGTGCTTTAGCATGGTCTTCGATATTCTGTTGAGTAGTAACCTTACGTAGACCCTTATCGCTAGTAACGAATTCATCGACTAAATCCTTAATCGTGAGTGTCTTACTGCTAACGCTATTCGTTAGGATCTCGTTAATTCTATCGTTAAGAATACGTTGCATCTCTTTTTGAACTGCTTTAGTATTTTTAGACGATGTAACACTAACTCGTTTATTCTTGCCAGTTAGTGGATCCTTATAATTCTCTCCATAACGGTAAGAGATAGTACCGTTTTTTTGTCTACGTTCATCAATGTACATATGTATATAGTACTCCTATCGGCGTTTAAATGATGAGAGCATATTTAAGAGGGCCGTTAACTGTTCCTCGGTCATGTAGCTCAAGATAATATTAATATCGTCGATCAGCTCATCACGTTCACGGTTATCGACAACAAAAGTACAAGCATCCTTAACGGTATCGAAATCGCTATGTAGTACATACGCTAATGCTTCGATAAGATCGTCGGATACGGTTTTAACATAGCCATTCTCGAGCATAGTGTAGGTAGTACGTTTATAAGAAGCTTTCTTAACGTCGAGGGGCGTGATACCTTTACCATTATCTAACAATTTCTTTCGCAAATAGTCTTGTACACCGTTAGCTAATGCTTGATGGCTTAACCCGTTTTGTTTTCTTAAATTTTCTAATTTGATTAATTTAGGCATAATGTAATCCTCCTAATGATAGTATAAGTCTTAATTAAATTAAAGTCAATGACATGTATTGACTGTTCATATATGTTCATATAAGATTAAGATGTAGATAAAATTTGTAATTGTTTTTTTAACGGATGCTGTAGAGTGGACACTATTAGCATCCTAGAAAGGATTTTAATGGTAGCTCAATGGGCTAGCGTTACTAATTTAGCTAAAATCTTCGACATAGGGAGAACTAAAGCTACAGAATTAGTACACCAAATGGAAATCGATCCCGAGTATAAGGACAATGTTATCTCTTTTAGTCATAAGAAGAAAAGCGTTAATATTGAAGCCTTTCAAGAGTTTCTGGTTACGAAAGTTAGTCGTAAGTGGTTAAAATAGACTCTTATTATGCATAAATGATATAACTGGCGTTAACCCGATACGAAGATTATCACGGTTATATATGTATTGAAAGCGCCGTTAAGGAAGCGCTAGTTATTAATTTAAATAAAGGATAATCACGATGAAAAGAATTGAATTATTGCAAGCAAAAATTAAAGATTTTACTATTATTAGAGAAGTGGCCTTCGATCATGTAAACGGCCATCAATACGAAGTTAAGAATAATGCTACCGGCGAAGTAAGCATCAAGAACACATTCGAATTAACCGGTCAAGAGTTCACGTCAGCTAACGGCTACAAAAAGAAAACTGATCGAGTATTGAAGGACGATGCCAAAAGCAGAACTCATGGCATGACTCGTACTAGATTCTACCGTATATGGAAGCAAATGAAATCCCGTTGTAATAATCCTAGCCAGCAACAATACGAGACTTATAGCAAAATTGGTTATGATGAACGCTGGGATGTATTCGAGAACTTCTATGACGATATGTATGAATCTTATGAAGAAGGCTTAACTATCGACAGAATCGACGGTAGTAAACCTTATGGTCCTGGTAACTGTCGCTGGGCTGATCGTAGTATGCAGCAACGCAACATGAAGTCTAATCGTAAAGTCGAAGTTTGTGAAGGCGTCGAAGTTAAGTTAATCGATTTAACCGATGCTTATGGCATGAACAATAACCCTGCAAGAAGTCGGTTAGATAATAGCCACTGGGAGCTCACTAGAACCTTATGTATCCCGACTAAAAAAGATCCTTTCAACTTCGGTACTATGGATGAAGCGGCTCAAGTTGAATGGCTCCATAAATCTAATAAGCTTCTCGAATCTATCGTTGAAGATGCTGTTAATCAACTGGCGTCTATGGAAGAAGATCCTAATATTGCTTATCTTAAAAAACAAGGCATCATCGTCGAGATCGGCGAGTGCTAATCATAATCCTCTACCTGGAAATATCTGGGTAGGGGATTTTTTTATGACCGGAGCATTGCGACGGGGGGGCGACGGCTAAGTCTGCTTCTTCTGAATAATAATACAACGTCATTCTATATGATTAAGAATTAATCCCAGGGTAAATTATATTAGCCAGATATCCTTGCGTCGCTCACAGCTCAAATTTCGAAGTTTTAGAGGCATTGTAGAAGCTGTACAACACGATAAGCGCGGGCCGAAGCTTTAGCTGAGTACAATTCAGAAATAAGCTCTGTACGGTGAATAGCATTACCCGATGATTAATCATATTAGCGACATAGCAAACGGCCCTCAGAAGCTAAATTTCGAAGTTTTAGAAGCATTAGAGGAATCCGGTATATAGTGCATCCTAATCAAGATATTTTGGTGTAGCGAAGCTGTTATCAATCGCTCTAGGAGCGCTTGGGTTGTTTCCAGCCCGAGGTGTTCATGGTAGGCAAACCTTAGAGGGGAGCTTCGTATCAACAATTCATTTAAAGGCTCTGTATGCTTCGTAAGGATGTACTGGGTAAGTTTGTATGATCTCGACTCAAAACGCTCTCAGAAGTCAAATATCGGAGTTTTATGAGTATTGTAGGAGGACGGGATATCTTTGTTCTGTATTCAAACTTAGAGGGAAGCTGGGTTAAGAAGGTTAAATAACAATTGCTATTTAATGCGCCATATTGTGTAGCGAAGACAGCTTAATATCGTTTGTAGGATATACGGTGTTTCTGAGACCATGATTTTTTCGCTGGGGCCGAGGCTTTAGCCGAGTATGATGTAAGATGTGTTCTTAGTATGCTATTGATAATATAGAACATACGTTCTTAGTATCAAACACTTGAGGGATGTGTTCGGGTTTAGGAAATTCTGGCCCGCTAAAACCTTGTTTGATGCCCGCGTAGGATATCTTATTAGAAGCTTAAATTAGCCGCGCATGCTATTGCATTTATTATCTAAACCCGGGAGCGGCATAGGATACAAGAGCTTAAAGATCGAGAACATCTTATGTCATTAAATAAGCTTAATTTCGCCATAAGGTTTGTTAGATAAATGATTAAAGTATAGGGCCCGGGATTTCGTTCCTTAATAGCAAAAATATTCTTGTAGGATGCGTTTGAAATTAAGCAGAATAATCCGCCGCCATGATTAAATTATTTATTATCTAACCTAGCTACGAAGCAAAAACATCTATATTAAATTATTAAAGCTATTAACACTAAAAATACTTCCTTAATCCTACCAGCTAAAATATCCATATTAGATAATTATAGTTCGCGGGCTGGAAATATCCGAAGCTCTCCTAGAGAGATTCACCTTCAAAAACATCCTACACTCAATAACATCCTTGCCCGCGAAAAACTCATACCGATTACCATGATAAGGTTTTCTCCTTCAAACACTATCCATAAGTTCCTACAAGTTCCTACCATGTGCGTAATAACATAGTAGAGAACGTTTGTTATTTATTTATGGGAGCTACCGGGCTGGAAATATCCCAAGCGCTCCCGGAGCGATTGCTGATTACGTTACATATCCTTCAAACACATCCTACCCGGTAGCGTTTGATATGAATTACACATTCTAAAAAATCTTATTAAATTCTCAATCCTATCAACGCTATATAAGCTATCCCGTATGTAATATATATTCTGAAGAGACGCAAACCTTATAGGCTTCGTATCTTAATAGCGAAAACCAGCTTAATGTAATCCTACTAGAAACGTTTCCTACTAAAGGTCGCTAGCGCTCCCCCTAATGAAACTATCTCGGTCGCTAGCGCTCCCTTCGTCAGTTTCATTCAATTTAAAACTTCACGAAAACTTCATGATTAGATTAACCCAAGTTAATAATGTCGTTTGTAATATATACTACGTAGAACGTTTCGCAAAGAGATATCGTTCGCTGACGCTCACTCATCTCTTAGCTCAAGTTCTACTTCGTATAGCCCTCGTCGACGGTATAACCCAGGCATCCGATCTTAATCGGTATTTGTTATTTCTAAAATTTAATTGGTTATAAACTTGTCGACGACGGCAACCTATAGTATAATATAAGTATAGTAGATGGTTTTAATAAAAAAATAAAACTTTAATTTGTAAAATGTTATATGCTTTCTTTAAGAGAAAAAACACTTTTTAAGTTAAAAAATAGCTTTTAAGCTAGTAATTATCTATATAGTTAGCAAAAATGAGCATGCACGAAATCGTGCACGTAAATGGTGGTAGAGCACAAAATTGTGCACGGATTTTTACATGGAAATGGACAATCAAAATGAAAGATATAAAGAATGTATTAAACGATTTTAATAATGATTATAGCGGTATCGGAATCAATGAAATGAAAGATGATACTGATTATTCTAGTGCTAATGGTGGTAGAAAGACAGCATCCCGAAAAAACAATAATTATGATATTAAACTTTTCTCTAATAATTTCGAGTTTGCTTATTTGAATAATTCTAGAGTATCAAAGGCTATAGCAAATCGTGAACAAGAATTTAACAAAATGATTGACGACTATCGGCATATAGCATGTCTTCGTTTCTTAGTTTCTTTTGGAAATCAGCATAACGTTATTTGCCGTAAAACAGCAAGAGAAAATATGCCGTTATCTCGTAAAGAAATTGAAGAAATTTTTGAAAAAAGCGATTTTAATATGAAAAAAAGAGCAGTATCTGACTTTTTAAATAAAATGCTAAATTTAAATATCTTAGCACATGTTAAAGCTACAAAAAATATAAAAGAACAGTTTATCATCAACCCAGCTTACTGTAATATGGGGCCGGCCGGCAAAGTTAGTGTTTCATTATTTAAATACTTTCATGAATACATGAAAATTTTATTTAAGCCGGCTCAATATTTAGAAATTATAACTGAATTATTTAAAGATGAGTTTAGATACTATAGTAAGCAAGGGTTCGATATCGTAGAAGAAGATACTACTGAAAATAACGTTCAAAAGATTAAAGACGGCGAAGTATTTGTTGTCGAAGAAGAACATAGAGAAATGACAGCAAAAGAATTTAATGTATTCGCTAAGAGATATGATATGTCTAAGATCTTAAATGTTAAGCTAGATAAACGTATTAAAAGCTTGTTCTATAACGATAGCTATGCTGGCCTAATTGGTGAACATAAGAATAAAGAATATGTATATTGCGATCTCGATGATGAATTAGATACAAAATATGATATTTTTAGTGTTCTAGCTAGAATTAACGGCGACGCAGATATGCATAACTACAAATATTATGTAGAATACTTAGCTCAAATTTTAAATGTAACAATTAAGGAATAAGATAATAATGAATACTACTAAACTTGAAATTTTTAGAAACGACCTTATTAAGATTTTAGACTTCGATAATTTAAGACATTATATCGATGATGAAGCATATAGTAGAGATAAACAAATTGAAGCATATTTTAAACTGTATCATCCAGAATATAAAATTGTCTTTTGTGCAGTAGCCGGTGATCCTTTTGATAGAGAATTCTCATCCTCCTATAGCATCGTAGCTAAAAGAGAAGATACATTAATTCACGTGGTAATGCATAACGACTGGGATAATGGTTTAACGACAGTTTCTGAATGTATTCCACTTAAAACTCAAAATAAAGCTCAAACAAAATATATACATTAAGAGGTATTATCATGAGTAAGATTTTTACGCTAACAGCAGACCACTTTAAAGAAGTTTTTAGAGTTTGTAAATATCATGGTTTTACACCGATACAAGCGATCGATAAATTATTAACTATTTGTGAGATCGAGCATAAAAATCTCGACGTTAAGGTCCTTCATCCAGAAGGTCCTAACGGACGTAAAGAGACACAATATCAATTCTTTTATGTCGATGAAAATAATAAAGAAGTTAACGTTTTGGCCGATAAGAAAGGCTTCAGAGTAACGACTAACTTCTACTGTGTAGATTAATAAAACTTCACTAAATCTTCATTAATAAATTAACCCGGAACAATAACTCCGTTTGTAATATATGTTATGTAAGGCAACAGCGATAAAACTTAATATTGAATCAAGCTAAAGCACTGTTTCCAATCCTACGCAGTGCTTTTAGTTTACCCAGATCGCGATCGGCGCCTTAACACATCTCATTATTTAACTCTTATATCTATAACATAACAATAACAATGAATAACTTCACAAACTTATACCCTAAGCAATTCTTAACAAAAGAAGAGGAGACTAAATTATTTAATGAATATTATAGTACTCCTTCTAATAGAATCAAAAAGCAAATTAAGGACAAAATTGTTTTAAATCAAACTCCATCTGTTGTAAGTATTGCTAAAAACTATAGAGATTCCGACTGTATTTATGATCTAATACAAGAAGGAATGATTGCTGTATTAATAGCGTTTAATAATTATGATCCAAAATCAGATGCATCATTTACTACTTTTTGTCGACCAGCTATTAACGGTCACTTAATTCGTTATTTGCAAAAAAATAAAACTATTAAACTCCCAGATCGAGCCCCTAAGCTTATTAAGCAAATTAACAAAGCTAAAGAGTTACTCCATCGATTACAGCAGCCGGAAACAACGACTGAAATAGCAAAAATTACTGGTATTAAAGAACAAAAAATTATCGATATTCTTAACGGTATCAAGCAAGCAGAATTAAACTCAATAAACAATGAAGGCGAAGAGTTAATTAATTCAATTAAAGATCACGCAGCAGAAGAAGCTTTTGATAAAGTGTTGGACACTGAAGAGTTTAAAGAATATGAATTAGATTTATCTTTCTTGCCAAATAGACAAAGACAAATTATAGAAATGTATTATTACCAGCAACTTGAAATAAGCGAAATAGCTGAAATTTTAAATATCAAATCTACGACTGTTAGTCGTCAAAAAGTATCGGCCTTAAATAATTTAAGAGAACAATTAGGAGATAAACTATGGACACATTAAAAGTAAGAAGACCTCTTCCTGGCGAGGAGGAGGGTGTACTTCGCAACGATAAAGAAGTAACGATCGTATCCAACGTACTAGTTAATTTTATAAATACATGGGTACTTATAACGTCTATCCTGGCCATATATTCGTTTTATTCGTTTTTCTTTAAGTAAAGGTACCAAATCATGAAATACACTCCAGCGCAAAAACAACAAATAAAGGACTTACTTGATAATTCCGTAGAGTATGTAGGGGAACCATTATTCGGTGAACAGAAGCCATACTACAACACAGCCCTAGCTAGACAATATATGGAACGATATCGTGATCTAGCACTCGAGATTAAGCGATCGAATTCTCTTACTAGACTTTACGATCAAGATATTTCGAAACTCGATGATAAGCAGTTAAAAGAAACTCTTAGAGAATATAAGGCTGACGAGTTACGGCTCCAGAAACAATATATCGATACGCAACAAGAAATAGCTAATACGATTAAACGTGTATCAGATGCACGCTATCGATTATTACTCACGAACTATTACTTGAACAACGTACCCTTAACGGTACTAGCTACCACGTTTGAGACATCGCGATTCAATAAGGGCTGCTCGTTTACAGCGATTAAATTTAACCTTATTGAAGCTCTTAAGTTAGTATGTGAAGTGTTACAAGGAGAGCAATAATGGATAACGAATTAATTATTATTGTAGCGTTTGTATTGTCATGGATATTTGTTCCACTATTCCTAATTAATTTTCTTTAAAAGAAGCGGTCGCATATTAGAGTGCGGCCGCCTTTTTAATTTCATTAGCTCTATTATTTAACACTACATCTAATACACTACATAATACATTTAAATAATAAATTTCTAATTTACTTGCCCTTACTTGCCATAACTTGCCATAGCGTGCGTAATAATATAAGTGTAAGGATAATAAATTAATTCACATGTCCATTTCTTTCTTTTCATCTACTATCAATATATTAATTCCTACCTTACAAAAGAAAACCATATTTAAGCTTCCTATTATTTTTGCAACAAGATTTTTTTCATGATTCCTCCTTTCTAGAAAAGCGCCCTCTCTAAACAAGAGGGTTCTTTTTTTTAGTTTACTAACCAAACATACATTCGTAGTTAATCACTTAATAATAACTACTATATATATACATTTAATTACAACGAAAGAGGTGAGACTCATCACAATCTCAGAAGATCCCAGAGGCAAGCTAGTTGTCGATGGGTATACACTCACTCATAAGCAAGCCAGGTTTTGCGAGGAATACGTTTCTAATGGTTACAATGCCTCTGAAGCCATACGACAAGCGGGTTATTCAAAATCTAGTCCTTCGGTTATTAAAAATATGGGACTGGAGAACCTGACAAAGCCTGCCATAAAGGCTTATATAGCTGAATTAGAGCGTAGAATAGCACAACGACACAATCAACGAGTAGCAACCATAGAAGATAGAAGAAACCTTCTTACTCAATGGATTTACGATCAAGAAATTAAGCATACAGATCGATTAAAAGCACTCGATATCTTAAATAAGATGGACGCTGCTTATGAACAGCGCATCAAGATGGATACGACGATTAATAATCCAGTTCAATCTCTTACGACAGAAGAGCTTAGAGCTCTAATTGAGAAAGAACCCGATTAACTTTCCCTATGTATTTTCGATTACATGCGAACACATACGAACACCAAAAAGGAGGTGATACGAATTCCACAAGTAGGCCAAATGAGAATGACACCAGAGTTAAAAGAACGTCTTCAATACGAAGCAAGGTTAGAATTAGCTCGACGTGACTTCTTTGATTATTGCGAATTAATGGCTCCCGACTTTTATAAACGGTCGAGGCCTTATCTCCTTTATTTAACCTCTGTACTTCAGAACTTCGTAACACACTCCTCTAAGAAAGTATTAGTCGTATCAATGCCACCACGTACCGGTAAATCTAGAACAGCTACTAAATTTGTAGAGTGGTATCTCGGTAAAGACCCGACACAAAAGATAATGACTGGATCATACAACGAAACACTATCGACACAATTCGCTAAGTCGGTACGAAATGCAATACAGACTAATAAAGCTGATCCATTTACACCGGTATACTCCGATGTATTTCCCGACGTAAAGATTAAACAAGGCGATGCGGCTATGAACATGTGGTCTCTCGAGGGTCAATATTCATCTTATTTGGCTACATCACCTTCTGGTACGGCAACTGGTTTTGGGTGTTCTTTAATGATTATAGACGACGTCATTAAGAATGCGCTCGAAGCTAATAATCAACTTACGAAGCAAGCTCACTTCGAATGGTTCACTAATACTATGCTCTCCAGACTTGAAGAAGGCGGCAAAATCATTATCATTATGACACGTTGGGCATCCGATGATTTAGCTGGTCGTATTATTAATCACTTCAAAGACGATGCCGAAGTCGTATCACTTAAAGCACTACAAGACGACGGCACTATGTTATGTGACGAAGTACTATCCCGTGAGTCATACGAGGAGAAGAAGAAGCTAATATCGCCCGATATATTCTATGCCAATTATCAGCAAGAACCAATCGATTTAAAAGGTCAGCTGTACTCTTCATTAAAGACATACGATACACCACCTCAATTCGAACGTATCGAAGCATACACCGATACAGCAGATACGGGCTCTGACTATTTATGTTCGATTATATACGGCATCTATCAGAAAGAAGCCTACATACTCGACGTCATATACACGAATGATCCGATGGAAATAACGGAACCTTTAGTAGCACGACATCTATACGAATATAAAGCGAATATTGCTCACATCGAATCAAACAATGGCGGCCGAGGCTTTAGCCGACAAATCATTCATTATCTAACTAATACCTATAACACTAACTACACTACAATAAAAGCTTTCCACCAATCCAAGAATAAACAATCCCGTATCTTATCTAATGCTACCTGGGTTATGGAACATATTTACTTCCCGTACAACTGGCATAACAAATATCCAGATTTCTATAAAGCAATCACTTCATATCAACGCGAAGGTAAAAACCTACATGATGATGCTCCCGATGCACTCACAGGCGTCGCCGAAAAGATTAATACACAAACACCGACATTTGAATTCGTATAAGAAAGGACCCTAATGCTAAACGAAGAATGGAACGATATCATACGTAAGCATGCCGGCATGTCCGAGTCTCAATTCGTGCAAGCAGAACTCGAAGCGTTTCTATACTCTAAGAAACGACAAGAGATACTTCAGGCACGTAACTATTATCAAGGTAAGCATAAACTACCAGAACATGTAGTAATGGACTCTAACGGCAATCCGACCGATGCTAAAGGTACGATTCCTAATAACAAGATTATTAATAATTTATTCGATGATTTAGTCGATCAAAAGACTAATTATCTATTATCAAAGCCTATCGACGTTAAATCCTCGATCGACTTAACCGATTTCTTTAATAAGAACTTCCAGCGTACATTAAAGAATCTAGGTAAAGATGCTTATATCGGTACGATAGCTTACCTACATCCATATATCGATAATCAAGGTAACTTCAAATTAAAACGTATGAAGCCCGAATTCGTTATCCCGTTATGGCACGACGAAGAACACGATTCACTCGATGCTTTTATTTATTTCTATGAATTCGAAGTATATATGACACCTAAGACTAAGACTTCCTTCTATAAGGTCGAATATTACAAGCCAGAAGGTGTTACGTACTACGACTACATCAATGGAACACTTCAACCAGATACGACTAAGCAATCTAAACCTTATATTCAAAGA